TTAAATCATATTTTTTCCAATATGGGTGACTAGCCCAATAACTTGAAGTTTTTCAGCTTCATCTTTTGAAAGAATAATTGGCTTGTACTCTTCTTGGTTGTCTGAAATCAATTCTATACTGTTCCAATTCATTTTTACACGCTTCACCCAAACGCTGGACTCACTCTGAACCAAATAAATGTTATTGCCCTTGATTTCCTTTCTAGCTAAATCCACTAACATTTGATCTTTATCATCTATGGTTGGGCGCATAGATGTACCATTCGCCCAAAATACCGCAGCAAATTGTGGTTTAACGCCCAGTTTTTGTAATAATGACGTTGGGTAAGGGATATAATCATCAGGCTTAGTTACGCCATCATTAAAACTCCCAAAGCCAGCAGAAACCTGAATGGACGAGTAACTTGGTATCATCACCACATTTGATGGCTCAGATACAGATGTTGCGTTTTTCTTTATAGTGTTTTCAGCGCTTTTAAACATTTCTCCTTTTCCTGTCAGTAACCATTCAACACTTACGTTGGTTACTTCTGCAATTTTTATCAAATTGGTTCGGCTCGTGTCAGCTTCTCCCTTGACCCATCTAACAAGTGATGGCTGTACAACTCCTACTGCTCTTGCAAATTCACTGTAGTTATCTTTAAACAGTGTTTTTGCAATTAAAGACATTCTCTCAGAAAAGTCTTTATCGTAAATGTTTGGTTTGCTCATCTTTTACCTTTTACCACGCAAAGATTTACGCATAAATGCTTGCTTTAAGTGTTTGTTTTTTATATACAATTGAACTTTTACATAAAATAATTCAAATATTTAAACATTTACGCTTGATTTAATTAAACTTTTACGTTTTAATACACTCATTAAGACAGCTCAAAGGGTGTATAAAATGGGTGTATTAAACGAAACTAAAAAAGCCGCAACAGACTGGCATCGTGCGGATATCATCGCAGCCTTAAAAAAAAATGGCTGGTCATTACGTTCCTTAGCAGAAGAATGTGAGCTGAGCTACAGCACACTCAAATCTGCGTTAGACAAATCTTATCCAAAATGTGAACGAATCATTGCGAATGCAATTGGCGTACCGCCTGAAGTTATATGGGCTGAGCGATTTGCACAACGTAATTTTCGTCCAAAATTAATTGATAAGTTTTAATCATAAACAACTTTTACGTTAAATGAAAGAGAAAAGGAACGTTTATGAGTAACTTAAAAATAAAAACGCACTACTCTGCAATGGAGATTGCATCATTTAAGTTAAATTCTGCCCCACACGCACACAAAAATGTACAAGAAAAAGCAAAACGTGAGTGTTGGATCGCACGTAAACGTGAAAGTCGTGGTGGTGGACTTGAATATGCATTTGAGAGTTTACCGCAAGAAATTCAAGCTGAAATTTTATTAAAACACTCAGAAAGCAAAGGTTCCGAGCCAACTCGTGGTGTAGCGCACAAAAACTACTTACCTGAAGTCATTTGGGCACCGTTTGACAAAGCCAGCGAAAAACAACGTGCAGAAGCACAACAAAAGCTCACTTTGTTACACAAAATTGATGATTTAACTCGCAATAACATCAAGTTAATGGATGCATTAGAGATGGTGGCGACCGAGTTTAATGTTGCCAAAGGCTCACTAAAAAGATGGTACTACAAAGTGAAAACGTTTGAACGCTCAGACTGGTTGCCATTGTTATTAGATAAGCATGGCACAAACAGAAAAAGTGCAGAAGCTGAGTTCACGCCTGAAGCGTGGGAATCCTTCAAAGCAGATTATTTCCGCAATGAACGCCCACAATTCGGTTCTTGCTACGAAAGATTAAAACGTGCCGCACGTGAACAGGGTTGGACTATCCCTTCTGCAAGTAGCGTGAAACGCAAAATTGAACGTGAAATTCCAAAAGTGCAACAAGTGTTTTTAAGAGATGGCGAGCATGCTCTCAGCCAGTACTACCCAACCATGCAACGCAGTGTGGCTGACTTAGAAGCCCTTGAATGGATCAATGGTGATGGCTATCAGCACAACGTGTTTGTTCAATGGCATAACGGCGACATTGTTCGTCCAAAAACTTGGATTTGGCAAGACATTAGAACACGAAAAATCTTAGCGTACCGCGTCGATTTAAGTGAAAACAGCGACACCATTCGCCTAAGCCTAATGGATTTAATCTGGAAATACGGCATACCGAAAAAATGCACGATTGATAACACAAGGGCTGCAGCGAATAAATGGATGACAGGTGGCGTGAAAAACCGCTACCGCTTCAAAGTAAAAGAAGATGACGTGAAAGGGATCATTCCTCTGCTAGGTATCGAATTGTTCTGGACTTCTATACAGTTTGGTAAAGGTCACGGACAAGCAAAACCAGTTGAACGTGCATTTTCTCATGGGGGGCTTGGTGAGTTAGTCGATAAACACCCTAAATTAGCAGGGTTCTACGCAGGGGAAAATATCTACAACAAACCCGACAACTACAATGGTGGGAAAGCAGGTGTGGACTATGACACCTTTATCTTAGCGTTAGAAGATGGCATCCGTACCTTTAACGAACGAGAAGGTCGTGAAACCGAAATCTGTCAAGGCGTTTACAGTTTCAGCCAAGTGTTTGAACGTGACTATGCAAAAGCGAGAGTGCGTAAAGCCAGTCAAGAACAAATGCGTTTCTTAATGCTCATGAGTGAAGCAACAACCCTTAAAAAAGACGGCACTTTTGAGCTAGATGTAGGGGGAAAAGTGCATAACCGCCGTAACCGTTATCTCTGTACAGATTTAATTGGTTCACATCATAAAAAAGTCATTGTGAAGTTTGACCCGCAAGATTTGCATAGCAAAGTCTGGGTATATAGCACTGAGATGATTTATTTAGGTGAAGCTGAATGTACTGAACGTGTTGCCTTTGGTGATAAAGCTGCAGGACGTGAACACGACAAAGCCCGCAAAAAATGGGTGAAAGCACAAAAACAAGCAGCTAAAGCACAACAAACGATGAACGCTCAAGAAGTAGCACGTTTTCTACCAGAACCAACTTTTGAAGAGGAAATCCAACAACCCAAAATTATTGAACTCTTCCACACACAGGGCAATGCAGTGAAAAAGGCAGAAGTCGTTCTTGATGATGAGGAAAATTCATTCGAGCAAGGCTGGCGGAAAGGTCTTGAAATGATTAAACAGGAAAAAGGCATTAAATAGGAGAAATCAAATGAGCTTAATTAACCAAATCAATGCAATTAAAGCATCAGGAAATATTAGTCAACGTGATATTGCACAGCAAATTGGCATTTCAGCAGGTGCATTGAGTGCTTATTTAAAGGGTAATTATGCAGGCAATATCGACAACATCGAGAGTGCACTCACGAACTGGCTTGCGACACAAGAAAAGAAAGAAAAAGTCTTCGTAGAAGCACCGCACTTTATCGAAATTCCAACTGCTAAGAAAGTATTTGGTGCGTTAGATATGGCACGCATTTTACCCACAATGGTCACTGTTTACGGTGCTTCAGGTGTGGGTAAGACAAAAGCCTGCCAAGAATACAAAAAGCATAATCAAAACGTGTGGATGATTACCGCAAGCCCAGCAAGAGCAACGCTAAGTTCAATTTTATACGAACTTGCATTAGAGCTTGGTATTAATGATGCACCACGTCGTAAAGACCGCTTAAGTCGCCTTATCACCAAGAAAATTAAAGGTACGCAAGGTTTAGTCATTATTGATGAAAGCGATCACCTTCCTTATGACGCTTTAGAGGAAATCCGAATTATTCAAGAAGAGGCTGAAGTGGGCTTTGCATTAATTGGCAATGACAAAGTCTATACACGCATTCAAGGTGGCGTAAACCAAGCTCACGAATACGCCCGTTTATGGTCTCGTATAGGTAATAACTGCGGCTTAAAAGCTAGCACAAAGGGCGATATTAAAGCGATTGCGCAAGCGTGGGAGCTAGATGTAACAGACAACGATTTAATGACAGTGCTTTACGACATTGGCGGCAAAGCAGGTGGTTTGAGAGCCTTAACACAATATCTACGTCTTGCGGGCATGACAGCTAAGGGACAAGGAAAAGTGATCACATTAGATCTGATTTTAACGGCACAAGCACAAATGAAGGGAGCGAACTAAATATGATGAACGGACAGCAACAAACAACGCTCAATCACAATAATGAAGTGATGAGCAAATACCTAAAACAAGTACAAAAAGCAATTAACAAGCTAGATGAAATAGGGCTTAGCGTGATTAACGTTCATTTTGAAAAAATCCGTCCTACCTTACGTGTACAACCTTGCTTTAACACTGAACGGTTAGAGAGTGAAAACAAAGCTTTTGTTTTCATCACTGGTTCAGACGGTAAGCGCTATCAAGAAGCCCAAATGACAGTTGAAGGTATTCGTGTGATTTGGCGTAAGTATCTTAACTAGCGAGGTAAAGAAAATGAAAAAAAGCATCGTGATTTTCAGTCAGCTTGCTCTAGTCGGATGTGGCGAAATACAAAAAGTCAGTCGAGATAAAACATATATAGGGATAGTAGGGCAAATTTCAGAAGTATGTATAAACGGTGTGACTTACTTAGTAATGAGTAAAGGCGGTATCACGCCGAAGATTAATGAAGAATTCTATCCATACACTTGTACAACCAAAACTAATGATATTCCACAATAAATAGGAGAAAAACAATGGCTAAGAAAGCAACCAGAATGAAAAGTGCAACTCAAACGGCAATCTACCAAAGTCGTGATGAAGTGCAAATTGCAATTAAAGAAATCGGTGATAAACAACGCGAATTACAACGTTTAGCAACGGAAATGAATGATGAACTCGCCGCTATTTCTGAACGTTACGCCCCACTTTTAGATAGTGTGAAAGAAGAACTAAAACCGATGCAAAAAGGTGTCCAGATGTGGTGTGAAGTACATAGAAATGAATTGACCGATAACGGCAAATGCAAAACTGGTTCATTCGTAACAGGTGAGGTGCAATGGCGTATTAAGCCACCTTCAGTCAGTGTCAGAAATGCTGAAGCAGTCATTGAACTACTTGAAAGTTTTGGTTTATATCAATTCATCAGAACGAAATCAGAAGTGAATAAAGAAGCTGTATTAGCAGACCCACAAGCTGTTTCTGCTATTGAGGGAATAAATATCAAATCAGGTGAAGAAGAATTTATTATCAAACCTTTCGAACAGGAGGTGAAGTAATCAGATTAGAACCCATTTAAACGCCCTTTAAACCTCGTTTGAGGGGCGTTCAGAATGTGTTTTACAAACAAGCAAAGGAGCAAATATGGTCATTCCAAAATTTAATAGGTTCATTCACTGGAGTAACATTGCAGCAAATGCTGAACGGAGCAAAGACTATGAACAAGCGAGTAAGGCGTGGGAGGTGGCAAGTCTTAATGCCTCACAACTTAACAAAGAATGGTGCAAAAATCGCAAAGCATTTTGTGACCGTGTGGCAGTTAAGCCGTTTTAAGGGGGGAAGTATGAACAAACAAAGCATAGCACAGCAAATAGTTGATATTCAGACAATGCTTGAAGTGGCGAAAGATAATGTGATTGAAGAACACAACGAAGATGCAAGAGTGATACTGCAACGTGTAGTCAGAGAGATTAAACAAATTCACTGGCGAATGAAGCCTGTAAATCAATAACAAATCTATTAACAAATAAGGAGCATAAAATGAACTATTCAGACTATATTAAAATGACACAATGTGGCGTTTATAGCATTACTTTCCCAACAGAGAATATTGTGGAAACGTTAGAAAATGCGGTACTTGCGGAACGAAATCAAGAAAAATTTGAGATTGTGAAAAATCTCATTACAGGTAAAAAAGTGATCACCTTTGATGACGGTGGGCTGTTTTTCTCTATTAGGGCTGAATTCAAACACCTCACTAAAGAACAAATAGCCTTTAAAGCCTTTGAGTTTAAAAATGTAACAAGTGAAAAAGATGCTGTTCATCTTGCTAAGGTGGAATTATTTAAAGTGTTGCCACCGTCCAGTGAAATCTACAATGTTTTTTATAACCCTAACACGCAGATTTTAGTGATTAATAGCAATTCGAAACGTAGCAAAATAGCATTAATGCAACTGGTAGAGGTTTTCGGCTTAGTGGGTGTGAAATCCATTATTGTGTCAGAAGAAAAACTAGGTATTAACACAAAATTTAACAGATTATTAAATGATAATGTCCCATTGTTTAACTCTATCGGTTTTGATTACGAAGCAACGTTAAGACGCGAAACCGAAGATGATAAAACTCACCGTACTTGCCGTCACTTAGACACAGAAGAAGGTAAATATAATGCGTTGGATGCACTAAACAATGGTTTTATAGTCCAGTCTCTTTCTATGCGATATGAAGATGAAAATGGGTTTATTGTGCGGTTTAAACTTGATGAATATTTGCGTATTCGTGCAATGAAATTTCGCGACTTTGCGGAAACTGCCAGAATGTTACGTTCTGCCTCACCAGCAAAATACGGCATTTTGACGGAATATTTAAACTGTCAATATCATGTGTTAAATCGCATTATCAAAAATACTTTATTGGAATTTACTAAAGACACTCAACTACAACAGTTTGCATAAAACCCATTTACAGCCCATTTCCCACAAAAGTGGGCTGAATAATGTGTTTTAACCATCGGAAGTCAATCAATGCGATACACAAGAGAAAAACTGATTCAATTAATCCACATTGCAAAACACAAACTTGCAATAGATGACATCACTTATAAACAAATGCTTTCACAATTAACGGGTGAAGAGAGCTGCTCAAAGCTCAAAGTGGCACAACTTACGCTGGTTTATACAGAGATGGAAAAAAAAGGATTTAAGCCTACAAGCAAAGGGAAAAAATCAAACAATTTCTATTCACCAAGCACTGAAAATGCCACGGTTCGTCACGATATCGCACACAAAATCCGAGCTGTTTGGATTGATATGTATAAATCAGGCTTTATTCGTGATGGTTCTGAAAGTGCATTAAATCAATTCGTGCGAAATACAGCGAATGCGGTGATGAAAGAAAAATGCAGTACGCTGATCTTTTTAAACGCAGGAAGCCTTGACTATGAAACAGGGGCAATCGTGTTAGAAAGGCTTAAACAATGGCGTAAACGTGAAGTGAATAAACTAAGAAAAGGAACAAGCGAATGAAATTATGTCGTTGCCCCGTGTGCCACTCTGATATCAATTTAGATCAGTTACTTGAGGACGACGCTGGACGTGAATTACTCACAATTTTAACTCAATTGAAATACGGTATTGCTCGTCCTCTGGTTAGTTATATTGCTCTCTTTCGCCCTGCCAAATCTGCATTAAATAATGCAAGAGCGGTAAAGCTAATTAATGATGTATTAAGTTTATTTCCTCAATCTCATTTGTTAGCCCATGCATTAAGCGAAACTGTGAACGCAGTACAAAATAAACGCCGTGAATATAAAAACACTGCTCCATTGGTGAACCATAATTACTTAAAGCAAGTTTATGAAACTAATAAACCGCACTTTTCAGGCGTTGGAGAACGTAGTACAGGAGAAGAACAGGAAAATAAAACCACATTTCAGCAAATAGACAAAGAAAAAGAGGATGCGATTTTATATATAGATCGTATATATCGATTGGGGCAAACAGTTGAAAAATTAGAAGGCTATGACATTTGGTTAGAATGGAAAAAACAGAGAGGAGAATTGTAATGGATAAAGATATTGTTGAGGTATTTGAAGATAAAGCACCCGAAATTCTTCTTGAACTTGCAAAATATATTGAGCTTACACTCGTCAAAAAAATAGAGATTGAAGCAGAAAATGCACGTCAAATTGGCATTGAAATTGCTCAAACGATCTCAAAAAACTGGGGCGGTTCTGTGGTGTATATTCCTCGCAATTTGATTTTCATACTGAACGAGCGTGATAGAAAAATTTTCAATGAATTTAACGGCACAAATCACCGAGATTTGGCTAAAAAATACGGTGTTTCAATGCAATGGGTATATACTATTGTAAAACGTATCAATAAAGAGGAAATTGCCAAACGCCAGTTCAATATGTTTGAGTGAAGTAGAATTGTGAATTAATGCACAAAAATCATAAAAAAAACGTCCGTCAGGGCGTTTTTTTATGGGAAAAATTCTGTTTTCAAAGTAGTATGCGAGAATTTATAACACAGGAGTTGATATGAAACGTTTAGGATTAATTTTATTATTAAGTGGTGTGCTAATTGCTGGTTGTTCAGAAGAAAAAGGAAAGCCAACATACCAAGAAATGGAAGCGATAAAACTGGCATTCTTTAAAATCACACCGCCAAACACTGACCTTGCAGCACAATGTGACTCAAAGAAAATTGGAGAACGTTATTATGCAGCTTGTAATTTTATGGGAGTTGGGAAAAGAACTAACTTAAATATTTTCTTATACAATAACGAAAAAGATAGTGCCAAACGTTTTTATGCACTTAATGGTCCTGCAATGACCACATACGATAATCATTTCAAAAATGAAACAGTATTAGGCTCATATAAAGACACATTCGGCTTACCAATGGAACAAGACATTAATTTATCTACAGTGAATGAGCAATTTAATCACTTAATGAAGTAAAAAGTCATCAATATATTTGCCATATCATTGCTTTAATTATTCTTTAAACCACTTTAAAATCAATTTAAACCCCATTTTACTATACTCCAGTTATTAAGAATTACTTGATAACTGGAGTTTTTTTATGGCTATTAACCACATCGTTATTCACTGTTCTGCCACCACCAATGGCAAACCTCTCCGAACAAGTTCACAAAGTGCAGCTGAGCGCATCGACCAATGGCATCAAAAACGAGGATTTAAACGAAATCTAGCGCATATCAAACGCTTTAACACGCACTTAAAACACGTGGGCTATCACTTCATCATTGACATTGACGGCACAGTTGAGACAGGACGTGAAGTGGGTGAAACAGGTGCACACGTTAAAGGACATAATCAAAATTCTATTGGCATTTGTCTTGTGGGTGGCATTACGGGTATGGGTAAAAACCATGGTGAATATACACGTGAACAATGGAACGCATTACACAAACTCTTACGTGAATTAGAAAGTCGATTTCCCAGTGCTGTCATTTGTGGACATCGTGATTTAAGCCCAGATTTAAACGGTGACGGTACAATCACCCCTAACGAATGGCTAAAGGATTGTCCTTGTTTTGATGTTTGGGAATGGCTCGACAGTGAGCAAGTGATTAATGATGAACACTTATTTGAATAAGGAGTATTACATGGGACTCAAAGAACTCATCACAAATGATAATGGACGCCTTTCTACAACAGGCACAATTCAATTTGGTGGTGCGGTTTTAATGGCAATGATTCTAGCGATTTGTGTGTATTTAGACAGATCTTATGTACCAGAGCTATTCATGACATTTGCAATCTTTTGTGGTGGAGGCGTCGCCACAAAAGGCTTTGCAAATGCGATGGAAAGACGACAAGGAGGACGTGAATGAACTTACAAGTGATTGTTGTCTGCACAATATTTTTTATTTTGTTATGTGGTTATGTTGTCTTCAGGTTAAAGCAAGCACAACGACGAGTTGAAAAGCTGATAGAAGAAAATGCACAACTTCAAACAGAAAAAGCTGTTGCAGAAACACAGGTTAAACATCATCAAGTGAGAAAACAACATGAAGAAAACACTCTTGGCAATAGCCGTGATGACATCATTAAACGCCTGCACGCCCAAGGCGATTTACGTGACGAATAATAGCTGTGCAGGCTTTAGCATTATTAAAGCGAGTAAACAAGATAGTACAGAAACTTTACGTCAAATTTTAGTGCATAACAGAACATACCGTGAGATTTGTACACAGGAACAACATAAATGAATGACATTTTAGATTTTATTCAGAAACACTGGGCAATTGTCATGGCAATTGGTGGCTCTGTGTGGACGTATTTTTGGCTAACTATGGACAGTAAATATGCGCGTAAATCTGACGTTTCAGACTTACGAAAAGCGATTGCTGAAAATGAAAAAAATCTTTCTGAAATTAAAGGTGAACTTCGTCATCTTCCCACTACAGCAGATGTTGCAGATTTACGTCTTTCTATTTCAGAAATGAAAGGCGAAACGAAAGCACTGAATGCAACTGTACGTAGTTTAATTCATCAAGTGGAATTATTAGTAGAAAAAGAGGTAACAAAAGAATGAGCAACGATATTTTTACTAAAGATCAGCGTCTTGTGATTTTACGTTCACTTGTAGAGGCAGGATATGATGCAAATGAGTCTATTTTAGACGATTGCCTTGCATTATACGGTCACAATATTAGTCGTGACCTTGTACGTAATCATCTTAATTGGTTGGAAGAACAGGGACTTGTACAAATTGAACGCTTACAAAGCGGTTTTATGGTAGCAACTATCACTCAACGTGGGCTTGATGTAGCTAGTGGTGCTTCTGTTGTTGAGGGTGTCAAGCGTCCCAATCCACGCTTAAAACTCAATTAAATCATGTTTTAAGGAGGATTAAATGAGCGATAAAACTACACGTGGACGAGCGAGTAAAGTCGACTTATTACCACCAAATATCAAGACGCAACTCGCGATGATGTTACGCGACAAACAATACTCTCAAGCGCAAATCCTAGAGGAAATTAATGACTTGATTAGAGATTGTGGTCTAGATGAAAGTCATTTATTAAGCCGCACGGGTTTGAATCGCTATGCCAATCGTATGGAGAAAATGGCAAGTAAAATCCGCAATGCGCGTGAAGTAGCGGAAATTTGGACGAAACAATTCGGCGAAGCACCACAAAGTGACATCGGAAAATTGCTGATGGAAATTGTGAAGAACCTTGCGTTTGAAACGTCTATTGGCATGAGTGAAAGCGAACACGCTGCTGATCCAAAATCACTTGCTTTATTAGCAAGTGCAGTGCAACGGTTAGAACAGGCGGAAAGTTTGAGTTTTAAACGTGAACAAGCCATTCGCCAAGAAACGATTAAACGTGCAGCAGAAGCCGTGGAAGAAGCAGGCAAACAGCAAGGCGTAAGTTTAGAAGATGTTCAACAAATGGTAAAAGCAGTATATGGCATCGAATAATACGATTCTTTATGACTATCAGAAGCGTTGGTTGAACGACAAAAACCGATTCAAAGTAGCTATGTTTGCCCGACAAACCGGTAAAACCTTCACCACCACGCTTGAAATCGTGTTGGACTGTCTTGCTGCGGAAGCTAAAGGTGAAAAAGCCCGTTGGGTGATTCTAAGTCGCGGGGAACGTCAGGCAAAAGAAGCCATGAATGAAGGGGTAAAACTGCACTTGGAAGCGATGGGTATTGCTTGCGAAGTGCTGGAAGTACCATTCAGTCCGACGATTAACGCCCTCGAAGTGATTTTACCGAATGGCTCAAAAATCACCGCCCTTCCTGCGAACCCTGACACTGCTCGTGGTTTCTCTGCCAATGTGTTCTTAGACGAATTTGCCTTCCATCAGGACAGCCGAGAAATCTGGAAAGCACTATTCCCTGTTATCTCAGCAGGTTGGAAATTGCGAGTGGTGAGCACCCCAAACGGCAAAGGCAACAAGTTTTATGAACTAATGACCGACCTTAATAATACAGAATGGTCACGTCATACCGTGGATATTTATCAAGCCGTTGCAGACGGCTTACCTCGTAACATTGAACAGCTACGCAAGGGTTTAAATGATGAGGATGCTTGGGCACAAGAATTTGAGCTGAAATGGTTAGATGAGGCAAGTAGCTGGTTATCTTACGACTTAATTGATGGTGTTGAACACGCTAATGCAGGACTGCCCGAGCTTTATACAGGCAATCCTTGCTTTGTGGGGATGGATATTGCTGTTCGGGGTGACTTAACTGTGATTTGGGTCATTGAGTTAGTGGGTGATGTGTACTGGACAAGAGAAGTGATCACGCTCAAACGGGTTGCCTTGCGAGAACAGCTCGCAGAATTAGACCGAGTATTTAATCAATACCACGTCATCACCTGTTATCTCGACCAAACAGGTATGGGCGAAAAAATGGTGGAAGATGCTCAATACAGCCACGGCAAACGCCGAGTGCAAGGTGTGTTATTTAATGTAGCCACCAAGCTGAATATGGCGACTATTGGCAAAAACGCCTTTGAAGATCGTCAAATTCGCATACCCCAAGGCGACACCGATTTGCGAGAAGATTTGCACAAACTCAAAAAGGTGACTGGCTCAAATGGCGTGCCACGCTTTATCGCTGAAAGCGATTCAAAAGGACACGCTGACCGCACTTGGGCGTGCTTTCTTGCACTCACTGCCGCTAAAGAAGGTGTGACGACTCCCACAAAAGCCCAAAGCCGAAAACCAAGAACAAGCCTAAAAATGACACAAGGATATTAATATGGCGAAGAAATTTGATTTAGTGAAAGAAATAGCGGTGCGTTCTCACGCCATTGATTATTTCAGCATGGGGCAATACCTCCCTAATCCTGACCCCGTTTTAAAGAAAATGGGGCGTGATATTTCTGCTTATCGTGAAGTCTTGTCAGATAGTCACGTAGCAGGTTGTGTCCGACGTCGTAAAGCGGCTATCAAAGGCTTAGAGTGGCGAATCACACCGACAGGCAATGACAAAACCGACGAAATCCTGAACACACTTTTTGAGCGTCTTCCCCTACCTCAAATTATTACTGAAATGTTAGATGCCGCTTTGTTTGGTTATCAAGTGCTCGAAGTGATGTGGGAAAACCAAAATGGCTTGTGGTTGCCTATGGAAGTTATTGGTAAGCCACAAGAATGGTTTGTCTTTGATGAGCAGAATCAACTGATGTTACGAGATAAAGAAAACCGTAACGGCAAACTCGTTCCCGAAAAAAAGTTTTTGCTGACAACCCAAGAGGCAAATTATACCAACCCTTACGGAAGACCCGATCTCGCTTTGTGCTTTTGGGCTGCCACCTTTAAGCGTGGCGGCTTTAAGTTTTGGTTAGAGTTTACTGAAAAATACGGTTCGCCTTGGTTGGTCGGTAAACATCCTCGACAAGCACAAACACACGAAATCGAAGATTTGTTAGATAGTCTTGAACAAATGATTGGTACTGCTGTTGCTGCAATCCCTGATGATAGCTCCATTTCAATGCTAGAAAGTGCAAGCAAAGGCGGCTCTTCACAGGTCTTTGATGAATTTTTGAAATATTGTAAGTCTGAAATTGCCATTGCTTTGCTAGGGCAAAATCAAACCACCGAACAAGAAAGTAATCGTGCGTCAGCTACCGCTGGGCTTGAAGTGACAAAAGAAATCCGCAATGAAGATATTACCCTAGTTGAAAGTGGTTTTAATCAGTTATTGAGTTGGATTTGTGAACTCAATTTCAATGTTGACACCTTGCCTAAATTTGAGCTGTATGAGCAAGAAAGCATTGATAAAGTTCAAGTAGAACGCGACCAAATTTTATCTCAAATGGGTGTGAAATTTACCGCTCAATATCTTCACCGCACCTATGGTTTTGAAGATGGTGATATTGAATTAATCAACAATAACACCGAAAAAACCGCAGAGTTTAATGAGCCCACGTTGCCACCGAATATCGCAGATGGGATCGTTGAACAGTTAGAAGTAGAGGGTGAGCTTTATGTAGAAGAATGGATGCAGAATATTAAAGATAGATTGAGTCAAGCCGAGAGTTTGGAAGATTTTCGCAATCAGCTTGACAGTCTCATTCCTGAGTTAAATTTTGCTGAATACGGTGAGTTGATGGCTTGGGCAAGTACTACAGCATTTTTAGCAGGTCGCCAATCTGTTGTGGAAGAAAAATAAATGAGTAAGTTTACATTTCAAGAGCAATCTCGTTACTTTGAGAAAAAACTCAATTTAAAAACCAATAGTTATTTAGATATTGTGGGTGAGGAGCACGACTATTTTTTCGTTGTTGCGGGCGCAAATCGTAATGAAGTTATCAATGCATTTCGTGAGGCAGTAGATCAAGCAATTCATCATGGGGAAACATTAGAAAGTTTCCGTCAGCGATTTGATGAGATTGTCGAAAAAACAGGTTGGGATTATAACGGCGGAAGAAATTGGCGAACACGTATTATTTACGACACAAATGTTTATAGCGCATATAACCGAGGGCGCTTACAACAACATTTAGACTTAGCAGATGTTATGCCCTACTGGGAATATCAACATAACGATAACAGTCACCCTCGTCCAGAACACGTTGTCTTGGATGGCACAATCCGTCCAGCGACAGATCCATTTTGGAAATACTATTACCCAATCAAAGCATATGGTTGTCATTGCACAGTCATTGCCCATGATGAGCATGATTTAAAAGCAATGGGGAAACAAGTTAGCCCTCCCGTTGAGATTGAATATGAAGATAAATTAGTCGGTGTTCGTTCAGGCTCTCCGCGTTTAGTCACACTCCCCAAAGGCTATGATGTTGGATTTGCACCTTATAATTTTGATAATTTGACCTCAAACATAAATGTTGAGATTGATAGCATTTTGTTTCAAAAACTCACAACAGCAGAACCTCGCTTTGCCAGTTTATTAATTCAAGATGTGATGAAAAATACGGCAACGGTTGCATTATTAAATCACTCAATGAAAGAGATGATAGAAACGGTATCTAATGAAAAAATCGCAAGAGGAAAAATGAAGTACGTTGGGGTCATTCATGACGAAGTGATTGGTAAGCTAACTGCAATGGATAAAGCCCCTCAAACCGCGGTGATAGCAGTGCGAGATGAAGACATTCTACACGCTCTGCGAGAGAGTAAACAAGCAAAAGGGATTAACTTGCCTGTTGAATTTTGGCAACAGTTACCCGAAAAGCTACGCCATCCAAAAGCCATTTTATTAGATGAACAACACAAGCAACCAACACTTTTGTTCGTATATGAAACAGAACAAGGCAAAGTAGCAGTAAAAATGGACTACGAAATCAAACTAAAAGATGTATTAACTAACAAAAAACTACCGCATAAATTAAATATGATACGTACTGCAAGTGCAATTAAAAGCGATGTAGAATGGAGAGACTTTAAAAAAAGTTATGCATTATTATGGGGAGAGCTTGATTAAGCGGTGGTTTGCCTGATTCGAACAGGATAATGACGGATGTAGCATTGCCGCCAACCTTTCCAGTAGGAAACCCCCACCGCACTTTCACTATACGCCTAAACAATTTTTTAATCAACAAGGAAAAGCCTGTGCTTAAAATTGATATTAATGACCAGCAAGTTGGGATTAAGCTACAACAGATTGCAATACAACTACAGCACCCTCGCAAGCTTTATGGTGTGTTAGGTGAAACATTGAAGAAAACGCATAAAGAACGTTTTAAGCAAGAAGTTGATCCTGAGGGTAAAAAATGGCAAGCGCTCTCACCTGTCACTCTCGCATTGAAAGCAAAACGTAGAAAAAGTCCTAAAATCCTACGTCAAGATGGTTATCTTTCAGATAAGACAGCCTATAATTATGATGATAAAGGTCTTGAGTTTGGTAGCGCTGCAAAATATGCAAGGCTACATCAATTTGGTGGGCAAGCAGGAAGAGGACGTAAAGTGACTATTCCACAGCGTAAATGGCTTGGTATTAGCCAAAATGATGAAACATTATTATTGGCAAAAGCTACCTCGTTATTACAACGACAAATCAGCCAAATTGTAGGATAACCACTAGAAATCAAAATAACGCCACAAATTAGCCCTGTGGCGTTAAAATCTAAAAGTAATACAATTTAACTACATCTAAAATTTAAAGCGAATTAAAGCGATTTAAACCGCATTTAAAGCACTTTAAGTTTTTATATAAAACTCAACTCTCTCTTAATAATGTTTTCCTCATCAAATCTTTAAAGCACTTTAAAATCTTTTTTTCTCTTCACAGCCTATTCTAGAACTATTCAAACAACAGGAATAGCGTATGGAATTAATCGAAATTTTCAAAGCGGGTAAACGTGTTGATGCAAACGGGCAAATTGTTGAAATCACGACAGGTGATTTACAACAAGCCGTTGAAGCTTATGACCCAGCCTTTCACGAATCCCCCGTGGTGATCGGTCACCCGAAAGATAATCACCCTGCCTATGCTTGGGTGAAGTCATTGCAATTAGAGGGCGATATTCTCAAGGCAGAATTAAGCCAAGTTGATCCTGAATTTGCCGAAATGGTGGAAAAAGGGCGCTATAAAAAAGTTTCTGCTTCATTCTATCTTGCCAACAGTCAAGCTAATCCTAAACAAGGCTCACTTTATTTACGTCACGTCGGATTTTTAGGTGCAGTGCCTCCTGCTGTAAAAGGTTTGCGTAATCCTGAATTTGCTGAGGGCGAAGAAGGTGTAGTGGATTTTTCTGACTGGACAGAAGCCACACTGTGGCGACGTTTGCGTGACTGGTTTATTGGTAAGCACGGGCAGGATGAAGCGGATAAAGTCTTACCCGATTATTTAGTGGGTAGCGTGCAAGAAGAAGCCGTACGCAACTCGCTACAACCGCAAAAAGCGGAATCTCCGATTTTTAATGAACCCACTCAACCACAAGGAGAACCTGAAATGAGTGTAGAAGAAAAAGCCGAGCTTGAGCGTCTGAAAGTTGAAAACCAACAGCTAAAAGACGAAAAAGCCCAAGCTGAAGCCCAAAAAGCTGAGGCGCAATTAAATCAAACGAAAGCCGACAACGCTGATTTTGCAGAAAGTTTAGTCAGTGCTGGAAAACTTGCTCCTGTGGCAAAAGAAAAAGCCATTGAGTTGCTGAACTGTGCTGCTGTGCAATCAGCTGGTGGCGTAGTTGAATTTGGCGAAGGGGAAAACATCCTGACTGCAATTAAAGCATTTTTAGATGCGCAACCTCAAATTATTCAATTTGGTGAAGTGGCAACGAAAGATAATGCCACAACAGCTGAAGATAATACGGTTGAATATGCGGAAGGCACAAGCGCAGAGGCTATTGATATGGACAAGCGTGTACGTGCTTATATGAAAGAACACAATGTGTCTTATGTCACCGCATTCAATGCAATGCATTCATAAATCAAGGGAGAAAATCAAATGTCTGATTTATCAAAACATCGTGTTGTTGACCCTGTATTAACAGAGTTAGCACAGGGTTATTACAACGGGAATATGATTTCTGAAGTGTTATTCCCGATTGCAGAAACACAAAAAGAAGGGGGCAAAATCCCAACTTTTGGGCGCTTAGCATTCCGCTTACAAACAACAAAGCGTGAACTTCGAGCCGCATCAAATCGTTTAACACCTGAAGATATTGGTTCATTGACTGTTGTGTTAGAAGAAAACGACATTGAATATCCAATTGATATTCGTGAAGTGAATGAAGCGGAAGGCGTTTATCCACTTCGTCAGTACGCAACAGGTGTCACTCAAGATGTGATTGTATTAAATCGTGAAAAAGCCTGTGCGGATTTAGCATTAAACGAAGACAACTATGATGCAAGCAATAAAATCACGTTAAGTGGTACTTCTCAATTTACGGATAAAAACTCTGATCCAATTTCTGTTATTAAAGCAGGTATTCGTGCAATTAAACGTGCGACAGGTCGTAAGCCGAATGTTTGTGCAATTTCTGGTGATGTATGGGAAGTATTAAGTGAACATCCCAAAGTACTAGAAAAAATCAAATATGTGGCAACGGCAGTATTAACGCCTGAAGATTTTGCAAAGTTAGTCAAAATTGACAAAGTCATCATTGGGGAAGCGGTGTATGAGCAAAGTAGTGAATTAAAAGATATTTGGTCAAAAGCTATCGTTCTTGCTTATGTTGCAGCTGCATCAAAAGAGAAAAAACAAAATATCTATGAGCCATCTTATGGTTATACCGTACGTCGTAAAAATGGCTTATATGTGGATACCTATACTGAAGTTGGGGGCAAAGTTGAAATCGTGCGTACAACAGATATCAATAAGCCATACATTGTTGGTAAAGCGGCTGGTTACTTAATCAAGGGCTGTATTTAAATCTAATTTAAGCCGTATTTAAACGAGTTTTAAGTGCGGTTTACTCACTTTTTTGGGAGAGAAAAATGAATAAAAAAATGTTATATGCCGTCATTGGCACAATGGCAATTCTTCACAACGGCAAACGTTATGAAAAGGGCGACAAAATCGAATTGACTGCTGAAGAAGCGGAAAACTTATCGCTTTATATTCAGCTAGACCAATCTGAATTGGAAAAGCGAAAAGAAGAACGACGTCTTGCTGAAGAAAAAGCAGAGCAAGAGCGTTTAGCCGCTGAAAAAGCACAAAAAGAAGCTGAAGAAAAGGCAGAAAAAGAACGTTTAGCGGCTGAAAAAGCGCAGAAGAAAGCGGAAGAAAAAACCAAAGAAAAGGCAGATAAATAATGTACATTGCGGCAAAGGATTTAACAGAAGTATTGAGTGAACGCAGTCTGATTGAACTATCCAATGATCATTCTAGAGCGACTGAGTATAACCCATTAGTGCTTGACAAGGCTTGTCAGTATGCCACGGAAACGGTGGACGGTTATTTACGTTCTCGCTATTTGTTGCCGTTAAAAACTGTGCCGACTATTGTACGTAATATCTGTTTACAACTTGCTCGTTTTTGGCTTTACTCGCGCCGTCCCGAAGGGAAAGGCTTTCCTGAAAATGTCAAAGAGACTTACGCTCAAGCCTTAAAAGATCTGGAGCGTATTCAAAACGGCAAGCTCCATATCGGTTTAGCTGAATTGAATGAAAATGGCACAAATGCCTTACCTGATGTGCCGAAGTTCAAAACCAGAGCAAATAAAAAAATGGATTTATCTGGTTATTGAGGGAGATTGTTATGAGTGCGACACAGCCAATTTTAAACAGCATACAAACGCACCTTCTATCACAGATTGACCGTTTTGCTATTGAACTCTTCCCTGACAATCCGAGTGAATATTTCCTGAGAGATGAGTCGGGGGCAATTCTTATTCAATACGCTGGGTCAAAGTTTGAACGTGTTAATAGCACCGATATTATTCAACAACGACGTACTGTGACAATTGCATTAACGGTCATTGCACGCAGTCAACACAATGATGATGGTGCGTTAGCAATTTTAGATCAAGTGCGGTTGGCTATTGTTGGATTTCGTCCAGAAAATTGTCTCGCTTGTGCATTAATCAGTGAGGAGTTTGCAGGTGAAGCAGGTGGGCTTTGGCAATATCAGCTCTTAGTACAAACCGAAACGTGGCAAGTTGAACAAACAAAAATAGTGGATTTACCTAAATTGGCAACCGTCTATTCTCGCAAGCCAAGTGATCCGCTTAACCCCATTTTAAAATCTAAATCATAGGAGAACTATATGGCATTTCATCACGGCACAGAAACCAAACGTGTTACAGGTGGCTCCGTTGCAGTCGAAACGGTTGATGGTGCAATTATTGGCATTATCGGCACAGCACCAATAGGTCCACTTAATGAGTTAACACTGTGTCAAACTAAGAAAGACTTTGCCAAATTTGGTACGATTTTAAATCAAGGTTTCACCTTACCTGATGCATTTGATGTGCTTGCTCGTTATGCAGCAGGTCAGGTTTATGTAGTGAACGTCTTAGATGTATCAAAACACAAAAGCGAAATTCAAGATGAAAGTATTACGCTGGATGAAACCACGTTACTTGCATATACGCAAAAACAAGGCTTATTAAGCCTAACATTAAAGTCCAATAGCACACCATTAACCTTAAATGAAGACTATTGGGTGGATATGCAAACGGGCGAAATTCGTTTAAAAATGAGCAAGGCATCATTGACTGCGACTTATACCTACGCTGACCCAAGCAAAGTCACTGAAGAAGATATCAAGGGTGGCATTGAAAGTTCAACAGGTAAACGTAAAGGCTTTGAATTGTTGCGCGATGGTTTCAACTTGTATGGTGCGGATGCAAAAATTCTGATTTGCCCCGAGTTTGACAAAACAGCGAGCTGTGCTTCTGCACTTGGTACACTTGCAGAACAATTAAAAGCAGTGGCTTATGTGCAGTTGCCGAAAGGCACGAGCCTTTCTAAAGCTATCCAAGGTCGTGGTCCACAAGGCACGATTAATGCGAAAGACTCAAGTGAGCGAGTGCGCCATTTCTTTCCTTATGCATTAGGTTCAAGTAATCAATTAGAAAGTTTAGCTGTTCACGCCGCAGGGCTACGTATGAAAGTGGACGTAGAGAAAGGTTATTGGCATAGTACCTCAAACCACCAATTACTCGGTGTAATCGGTATGGAGTTACCATTGACAGCACGTGTTGATGATATCCAATCGGAAACGAACCGTTTAAATGCGGTGGGTATCACCACCATTTTCAACAGTTTTGGCACAGGTTTCCGACTTTGGGGGAACCGTTCGTCAAACTATCCAACCGTCACGCATATCATCAATTTTGAAACCGCACTTCGCACGGGGGACTTAATTGATGAAAGTATTCGTATGGCCGAATTGCAATATATTGACCGCCCAATTGATGACGCATTAATTGATAGCCTTACTGAAACGGTAGACACTTATTTGCGTGCCTTACCTTCAATTGTCGGATATAGCTTAGGGCTAGATTATGACTATGATTTAGTGGACGCCTTCAGCAAAGGGCAAGTACCGATTAAATACGATTACACACCGAAATTACCAGCGGAACGTATTACCAACACGTCAGTAATGACACGTAAATACTTGGTTAATTTGGTGTCACAGAAATAAGGAGTAATAAATGAGCGTAGCAATTAATCAGATTGTCAATGCAAATGTGTATATGGACGGGAACTCATTACTTGGCAAAGCAAAAGAGTTTAAATTGCCAGATATTGAATTTGAGCAAATTGAACATAAAGGTTTAGGATTAGTAGGCACTATTAAACTGCCTGCAGGTATCGCTGCTTTAGAAGGTGAGGTGACTTGGGATAGCTTTTATCCTGAAGTAAGAGCTAAAGCCTACAACCCGATGAAAAATATACAGTTGATGGCTCGTTCTAATCTACAGGTATTCGATGCTCGTGGTTTGGTGGCAGAAGAACCAATGGTTACCATTATGAATGTGAGCTTTAGTAAAACTACTGGTGGTAGCTTGAAAAACAAGGAATCGACCGAGCACGCAGACACATTCCAAGTGTACTCTATCAAGCAAACTGTTGGCGGTAAGGAGATCTTCTTCTATGATGCCTTTGCTAATATCTTGCGTGTAAACGGGCAAGATGTATTGCAAAAATACCGCACGAATATTGGGCAGTAGTTAAAAATCTTTAAAGCGCTTTAAAAGCACTTTAAATCACATTTAATTAAACTCCTTAATGAAGTTAAACAATACCATTAAGGAGTTTTTTTATGTCTCATCAAATCCAAATTTATCGCAGTATTCCACTCCAATTTCCAATTAAAGACGGGGAAGGTAAAGATATTACCGAATTAAAGATTCGCCGTGCAAAAGTGGCAGATATTAAACAAATGAGTAATTTTAAAGGCACTGATGCAGATAAAGAAATCTATATGCTATCACTTCTCACAGGGCTGGTACCTGAGGATTTTGATGCCATGGATATTGCGGATTATGCCAAAGTCCAAGCAGCGTTAGCGGATATGCAAAAGGGAAAGTAAGTATTGAACAGCTCAATGCTATGGTTGCTGATGTGGCGTGGTGGTTTGGTTGGAATGTTAGTGAAATTGAACAAATGACATTAGATGAATTATCAACTTGGCTAGAACAAGCTAACCGGCAAATTAAAGCAGGATACAGTAAAGCCACGCTATAACGTGGCTTTATTACTTTATTTGTTCGCTTTTGAAAACAAGCGTCCTGAACCTAGCCGATAGGCAAAAAATAAAACAGCACCGATTATTTGCCAAGCAATAACCCAGATAAAAACAGCAAAAATAATTTGCATAAAATCCAGTTGTGATGCTGCAAAAGTTAAAAATGAATACAGGGTATAGCCAAAGCCTACAAGACAGCTCAATACAATGAGGCTTTCTAAAAAATCAAAGCTAGCAGTGGTTTTCATATCTACCCCCTTAGTAATGAGAGAAATATAAACGATGTCTTCAAATTTAGCAATATCTTTAGTTATCGGCGCATCCGTCGGTGGTGCGATAGCTGGAATTAAGAATTTAAGAAATAGCCTGAAGCTTTTTAAAGACGAAAGTCAAAGCGTTGGGAGCCGCATGCTAGGCTTGGGTAAAAATGTTGCGCTTGGAACCAGTTCATTAATCTCGTTAGGTACTGCCGCAACAACATCCATGCTTGCTATAGCACAACCTGCAATTAAATTTGAAAGTGCAATGGCAGATGTAAAAAAAGTAGTGAATTTTGATAGTCCTGCTCAATTCAAAGAGATGGAGCAAGATATCCTTAGGCTCACACGCACTATCCCTATGGCAAGTGAAGAAATCGCTGCTATTGTTGCTGCAGGTGGTCAAGCGGGTATTGCTAGAGAGAATTTACTTGGTTATGCCGAAGATGCCGCAAAAATGGGAGTGGCATTCGATATGGCAGCAGGTGATGCGGGTACTGCGATGGCAACCATGGCGAACGTATTGGGCAAGCCGATTAGTGAAATGGCAAAATTTGGTGATGCGATAAACCATCTATCAGATAACGCTAACGCAAAGGCTGCTGATATTGTCAATGTCATTGCGCGAGCAGGGTCAGATACAAGAATGTTGGGTTTAACAGAAAACCAAGCGGCAGCATTAGGTTCAACATTCCTGTCCATGGGTAAAGCGCCCGAAGTTGCGGCACAAGCGATTAAAGGCATGAGTTCGGCATTTGCAGAGCTTAAAGCTGGTAAGCATGCTAAAGAGTTACAAATGCTTGGGCTTACCCCAAAATCATTTGCTAAAGCAATGAATAAGGACGCACAGGGGGCAATTTCTGACTTTATTGCAAGAGTGAAGAAATTACCAAAAGATAAACAGTACCCAATCTTAGCTAAAATGTTTGGTAAGCAATATGCTGATGACATTATGTTGCTTGCTCAAAATACGGCGGAATATAACAGACAACTCGGGTTACTCGAAGAGCGTGATGAAAACGGTAATCTCAAATACATGGGCTCTATGCAGCGTGAATTTGAGAACCGAAGCGCAACGACTGAAAACAATCTTCAGCTTTTGAAAAATAGCTTTAATGAAATTGGTATCGCAATTGGTGCTAAATTCCTTCCTCCTATTAATTTATTAGTGAATAAATTAAAACCTGTCATTTACAACATTTTAGAATGGATGCATGCCAACCCAGAACTTGTCAATCAATTTGTTCAAATTGGGGGTGGTTTAGTAGCAACAATTGGTGGATTTGTTGCATTAAAAACAGTGCTGTCACTTGGCTTAATGGCAATCTTGCCGTTTTGGTCGGGGGGTAAAAAGTTATTTTCTCTATTCAAATTCTTGACACCTGTATTGATGAAACTTGCCTATGGATTTGGTTATACACTTGGATTGATTGCTAAAGGTGCATTGTTCTTGGGTAAATTGCTTTCAGGTGTTCTAGTGAAAGGCTTGATGTTAGTTGGCAAAGCAATGATGTTTGCTGGACGTGCAATGTTGATGAATCCTCTTGGCTTGCTGATTACGGGTATTGCTGTTGGTGCGTTCTTAATTTATGAGTACTGGGAGCCTATCTCAGCATTCTTTTCTACCCTCTGGGCAGACGTTACGGTTATTTTTGATAATGTTTGTCAATTCGTGACTAATATCTGGAATGATGTGCAAGGTATTTGGTCTGCAGTTTGGGATGGAGTAACAAGCTGGTTTACAGATTTATGGGAAAGCATTAAAGGGCTATTTAACGGCAACTTTACAGAGCTAGGCAATATTATTCTTGCATTTAATCCGCTGTCATTATTCCAGACTATTTTTAGTTCAGTATTAAATTATTTTGGCGTTGAGCTTTCTGCTGAATTTACTAATTTTGGTAAAAATATCATTGATGGATTAGTGAATGGTATTGGCAATGCTTGGAATAGCGCAAAGGAAACGGTAAGTGAGCTTGGCACCAGTGTCAAAGACTGGTTTGCAGAAAAACTCGGTATTCACTCCCCGAGCCGTGTATTTATGGGGTTCGGTGAAAATACAGTACAAGGACTAGCAATTGGTGTTAATAAATCCTTGGGATTAGCAGAAAAAGCAAGTGATGAAATGAGTAATGCGGTAGGTATTTCCCCCCACTCCAATTATCAATCATTACAAACCACTTTTGCACAACAACAAAGCGAGCAAGCTCAACATGGCGGAATGACGATTCATTTTAATCCCACTATTAATGTAAATGGTTTATCTAATAACCAAGTGTTAAATGATGTTAAAGAGGGGTTAAACATCTCTTTAAGAGAATTTGAAACCATGCTTGCGCGTGTATTAGATCAACAAAAACGGAGAGCATACTAATGTATTTAATGTTGGGCACAATTGCACTTGAGCCTATTGATGTCACTGATTTTTCAGAAATCCAATCTGCAAGATTTGCAGAACATCAAGTGTTAAAAGGTAAACCTCGTTTACAAGCGATGGGTGAAAGTTTAGCTGAATTGAATTTATCTGTCCGCTTGCATCACAAAATTGGTGGAGTTGAACGTCGTTATCAATCTTTACTCTCTGCCAAAGCGAAACAAGATGCTTTGGCACTCATTTGGGGACGTGGCAAATTTAAAGGGAATTTTGTGATCACAGATATTCATTCAACTACGCTATTTACAGATAAATACGGTAATGTGCTGTGTCGGGAGCTAACAATTAGCTTAAAAGAATATGTTGGTGAATTAAAAAATAATTTATTAGGTGCGGCATTAAATATTGGTAAAGGCTCATTATTAAGTTCGATACTACCACCAGAATTTTTTGCAGGAATGAATGCAGCAAAAGAAGCCTTAATAAAAGGGATTGACCTTTATAACCAAGGTAAACGCATTGTTGATGAGGTGCAAAATACCATTGCAATTATGAAACAATTTTCACAAGACCCTGCTGCTGCGTTAGCTTATTTACCCAGTGTGTTAGGTAATCTTGATGGTGCACTGGGTAGCTTCGGTGAGCTAACAGGAATGAGAGAGTTATTTAATGGCGTGCGTTCAGTATTGCCTGTTGTTAGTGAGTTCAGTCAAGAGGTGGCTGAAATACAAAGTGGTCTAATGGCGATTCAATCGGATTTTCAACAAGGCACAAACGGTTCAGATTTGTCAGAGTGGTTTCCCTCTGCAAATAGAACCATGTCTGAGGTTGCAGAAAGCTTTGATTTCTTAGCCCCTAGAGTGGCTGAAATGACCGCTTGGATTGTGTTACGCAATGATGATGAGGTGAATCATGACACAGACCGTGCTTAAACACATCGTTAAACAAGGCGAACGCTGGGATAACCTTGCATATCATTATTACGGTGATGCGCTAGAGTATTCTCGTATTATTGACGCTAATCCGCATCTCAGTTTTTACGAAGTATTACCTACTGGAGCAACCGTATTTATTCCCGTGTTGCAAGTGAAACCTACGAATAATGAAGATATGCCGCCATGGTTAAGGGGAGATAATGAGTAATATTGCCCAACCTGATTTTTCACTATTTTATGAAAAAACAAATATTACCGCAGACATTGAGCCACACTTAATTGAATTAAGTTATACGGATTATTTAGAAGGTCAAAGTGATGAACTTGTGGTGCAATTTGAAGATATTCGCGGAAAATGGATTCGAGCGTGGTTTCCCACACAAGGTGATAAGCTAAGAGGCGCAATTGGCTATAAAGGTGAACAACTTGTTGATATCGGTGCATTTGAAATTGATGAAGTCGAATACCAATACCGCCCTTCTAACATTACATTGCGTGCATTAAGTACTGGGGTGTCTAAAAATCAGCGTACGCTCAAACCCAAAGCCTATGAACACACAACCCTTGCACAAGTCATTGCCGTTGTAGCAAAACGTTTAAAATTAAAAGTGGTGGGTGAGATAAAACATATTCCCATTGCTCGCATAACACAATATCAGGAGCGTGATTTAGAGTTTTTGGCACGCCTTGGACGTGAATACCATCACAGTTTTAAGGTAGTAAATGATCAGCTTGTCTTTACAGCAAAAGAAAAATTGGGCGAAAGTGAGTCTGTTCTCACTATTGAAGAACAAGACACTATCAGTATTAGTCTTCGTGACCGTATTAGCTCTACCGCAAAAGAAGTGAATATTAGTGGTTATGATGCGAATGGTAAAAAAGTGATTAAAAAAAGTAAAAAAGCAAAGGCAAAACGTGAAGATGTTGCTCAAGCGGCGAAATCTAGTGAAGATAGCTTGCAAATTGTGACACGTGGCGAAAGCCAAGAGCAAATTGATGCAAGAGGTGAAGCGGCACTTGCAGAACAAAATGACGACCAGCAATCTGGCACGATTAAATTATGGGGAAACCCAAAACTTGTGGCGGGTAATACGATCTTATTACGCAATTTAGGCGTTTTCTCGGGTAAATATTTGATTAAATCATCACGCCATACGATTTATCGCAATCAAGGCTACACAACGACAATAGACGTGAGATTGCTAGAGTTCATTGCTGATGACCTAGTGACACAATCAATGGAGAAACACAATGCAAACCCATAATTTCACTGCAACCTATCAAGAAGGTATTATAAGTGCGGTGGATAGTACAAAACACAAAGTAAAATGTAAAATTCCTGCACTTGATGATTTAGAAACAGCGTGGCTTTCTTATCTCACGCCCAATTCAGGAGGTAATCAATTTTATTGTTTGCCAGATGAAGGCGAGCTTGTGGCAATTCTGCTGGATGCACGTGGCGAGGGAGGGTGTGTATTAGGTACAATTTACAATGACCAAGACCCTACACCGACTCAAGATAATAATATCTGGATGAAAAAATTTAAGAATGGCACTGTAATCTCTCATAACCGTAATACAGGTGATGTAGTTGTCAGTACTTCTGGACAGGTCAAAGTGACTGCTGCAACAGCGATAGTGAATGCAGAAAGTACAATTAATGGCAACACAACAATTAATGGTGATGTGGCTGTGAATGGCGAATTTTCGGCAACGGGCGCTGTGAGTTCATCAACGTCGGTGGATGCGCCAAGTGTCACATCGAATGGTGTTTCTCTTGATAGCCATACACATAACAACGGTCCACGCCCAGATAAATAATTCTTTAAAGCACTTTAAAATCAATTTCCCCTCCTGCCCTGTAATATCAGGGCTATGAATACACATACTCACTTAACGACACATTGGCAACTTGCCCCAAATGATAAAACACAATCCGTCATTCAGGGCATTGATGATATTCATCTTTGTATTGCCAACATTCTCAACACCATAAGAGGCACTGATATTTTACGCCCTGAGTTCGGTAGTGATCATTTTCGTTATATTGACCAACCTGAAGATATCGCGGTGCCTCACTTTGTGCGTGAAATTACCTTTGCCCTTTCTCTCTGGGAAAAACGCATTAATGTGGACGAGATAAAAGTCAGCGGAAATGCACCGCACTTTTCTTTCACTATTTTTTGGTCGTTAAAAGAGGATATCTATCATGAAATCTATTCAACAGAGGTCAAGGGATAATGAAAGTGGATGATGTAAAAATTGTGTCTGAAGATGTGAAACAAATCCTTGCAGATACCATTGCAGATTATGAAAAACGCACTGGCAAAACATTGCAACCAGCACATATTGAACGCTCAATTATTCAGTCTTATGCCTACCGAGAATTATTAGTACGTAAAGGGATTAATGAAGCCTTTCTAAATACTTTTCCTCAGTTTGCACGAGGCTTAGCGCTAGACTTATGCGGTGAGCCAATGGGCTGTTATCGCTTACAAGACAAGCCTGCACGTTGTATTTTACGTTTCAGTATTTCCGCCTCACATCCTTCCATTTTAATCCCGAAAGGTACTCGTGTTGCAGTGGATGAAAAACTGGAATTTATCACTCTGAATGATGATGTGATCACATCTCTTATCACGTACGTGGAAATTGAGGCGCAAGCAAATCTATCTGGCGCCATTGGTAATGGCTGGGAAATTGGGCGAGTGAAAACCTTAAAAAGCCCATTAATGACCTCCCTTGAAGTTAAAGTGAGCAACATTGATGTGCCAAGTGGCGGTCTTGTGCAAGAAAGTGATGATGACTATCGCAAGCGTATTTTGAGCGCCCCTGAAGCATTCTCAACCTGTGGTTCAGTGGCTGCTTATGATTACCACGTGCGTGCAGTTTCGCAAGCTATTGCAGATGTGAATGTAGCAACACCCAAAGGTGGTTTAGTCCGCATTACGGTGCTGACAAAAGAAGGCATCCCTGATAGCCGATTGCTTAATGACATCAAGCAATATGTCAGTGGTGAAAAACGCCGTCCGCTTTGCGATACCGTTGAAGTGAAAGCCCCTACGCAGCGTGATTATCAAATAACAGCAACATTAAAACTGCTTGAAGGGTTTCGTGAGGATATTGTGAAAACCAAAGCTCGTGATGCACTTCAATTGTACCTTTCCGACAAAACGAAAAAACTAGGGCTGGATGTAGTGCCGTCAGCATTAATCAGTGCTTTGCGTGTTGAGGGTGTCTATGACGTCACCCTCACTTCACCGCAAAAAATTGTGGTGGCAGAAAATGAATGGGCAAACTGTACTGCAATTAGCGTAGAAGTCGAAAGTGAGAGAACAAATGGCTAGATTACGTTACCCCGATATTATCGCTCGAGATGTAAAATACACAACACTCGCTGAACTTGGACAAAGACTACCTCAGTTTAAGCTCTCGCCTATTATGACTACGCTCGTCGATTTACTCGACGACCGTTTTATTGAAGTGCTTGCGGAGAAATGGAGTGCCACAGGCTATGACGGATTATTTCTCGCGACAACACAAGAATCTAAAAAAGGGTTGATTAAGAAATCTGTTGAATTACATCGACACAAAGGCACGCCTTGGTCGGTTCGTGAAGTAATTCGCCAACTTGGATTTGGAGAGATTGAAATTGATGAGGGGCTAAAAAATCGTGATTACAGCGCAAATACCTTCGTCAATAAAATTCCATCAGATGAGAGATGGGCATATTACGGCATTCAATTAAGTAAGCCTGTGACGAATGAACAGGCTATCGAAATTAGAAAAATATTACGTAATTTTGTGCCAGCACGTTGTTTGCTGGGTGTACTTGACTATAAGGCTGCACCAGTACTCTACAACAATAAAGCACGATACAACGGGCAATATAATCACGGTTCTGTATAAATTTTAAAGGCATTTAAAGAGGGTTTTAAAATGGCAGGTTTGAAAGAAACCGAAAAATGGGAAAACGAAATTTATCGCATAGAAGAAAACGACCCTGTTCATGGGGGTGAAGACGGCATTACGAATAAGCCACTCAAGCAATTAGCAAATAGAACTAAATATCTGAAAACCGAAGTAGAAAAACGCTACATCGCAAAAGATGCAAGTACAACACAAAAGGGACTCGTTCAACTTGACTCAAGCATAGACTCAGATGCAGAAGATAAAGCAGCAACGCCAAAAGCTGTAAATGCGGTAAAAGCGTTAGTGATTGCTGTGAGAAGTACGCTAAATAACTATATTCCAAACAGCAAGAAATCAGATGCTTATAACAGCTCAAGTTCAGACACTATTGCGACGAGTTATGCTGTTAAAAAGGTACGTGATATTGTAGAAAATCGATTTTCATCCCTCGCTAATGCGGATGGCTATAAACATGTTGGTCGTTGTAAATCAGTAGAGATGTTACGCAAAGTCGTTCCTAGTAAACATGGACAGCGTATTTTGGTGGATGCGTACTATGAAGGCAGCACAACAGGCGGTGGTGAGTTTGTGGCGGATTTGCAAGATTTAACGACAGCAGATGATGGAGGAAGTTGTTTTGTTGTGTTGAACAATACAGCACGCTGGAAACGGATATTTGATGATCGTGTGGATGTGGTTGATTTTGGCGTAAAATCAGATGAAGACGCGACAATCGCGTTTGAAAATGCGTTTAAATATGCGGGTGAGCACAAGAAGATAATTACGTCTGAAGCGTCCACTTATTTCATCAATAAGCCATTATTTCTCTCGGGTGTTGGGGGGATTGAATTAAACGGTAAGCTTTATGCAAAAATGACCCCAGAGAACAAAAGTAAACCCATTATTACTTGGGCAGAAAATGCGATAACACTCACGCAATCGCACAACAATTTTATTAATTTGGTCATGTGGTTAGAGCCGACAGAGGATGCTCCCGCGATATGCTTAGCGGGTTTAAAATCGACCAATTTAAAGATTGGAGAAACGGGCTGTGTTCAGATTTACGCAACAACAGAGCAAAATGAGCAACAAGTTGATTTTAAAGGCGTGGAGGTTTCTTCAACGGGTTATAATCGATTTGATATTGATGTGTTATCTACTTTACACATTACAGGCAAAGGGCGGGGTTGGGTAAATGAAAATGTCATTAATGCACAACGCTTTAGAGCATTAAAAGCGGGCTTCCGGGCAGGTATACTCATTGATGGTGAGTATCGCCATAATCATAATTTAATTAGACGAGGTTGTTTGGAGGGAGGGCAAACGATAAATATTGAAAATGGCTCAAGCAACACAATTGAGGATGCGCGTTTTGAGCGTAATCCGAAAAATCCGGATGAGTTATTAACGATTTCGTTTTCGGAAAACGCCTTTTCAAACAGAATCATTGCGAGCTGGGTATCAAGTCCAGAATTCACAAATACCCCCTACGGTGTGCATTACGACATGGTGAAGGTGACGGATAAGGGAGTAGACAATGTTGTGAGTCATATACAAGAAACTTATTCAGATGAAGCGTGTTTATTTGCCTTGTCACAGACGACATCTTTTGTCTCAACGCTCAATAAAGCGACCTTTCCCATGAAATACACAACCGATATTGAAGGGGTGAATGGTATTAAGCAGCTTATTAGTGGTAGTTTTAAACTGTTGCAAAATTACGCTGAAGTCTATAAACAAAGCCAATTCATACACGTAAGAATCGGAACGATGTTTGATTTAAGTTCAGATGCATCGCACTTCCGCTTAGGAGTGGAATTGTTTGATGAAAACAAAGCACCGATTACTACAGCGTTAGATAGTCATATAAAATCAGGACAACTCAAAGTCGATGGAAACAAATACAAGATGGACCGCAATGTGAGTCATGCTAATTTTACGATTATCTCTGAGCAGGTGCGCTATGTAAGGGTGTTAATCACTTCAGGAAATGATACGGAAAACCAAGTTTTTGATTATTTACGTTTTGTGGTGCGCTATCCGAAGCACTTTATTGAAAAATCGAGAGGATATCATAATATTCAACAGCCGATTAGAAAGCGAAGCTTGTTTTATAGAGGCGTTGAAGGTGATATTGATATGGCGGAAGTGGGAGAAGGTGTAGTGTGCTATAAACAAGATTTAAGTGAAATGAAAATTAACTTAGTCCGTGTTGCTTTAGTGATTAACAAGATAGTCGGGAATGTGTTAATCATTGAGGGTCTTCCTGTTTCAGGGATAAAAGAGCACACACAAGATAGCGAGCAAGGTTGGAGCTTGATTTATCCGCACAATGACCAAGAGCATAAGCTTGCGGTGGAGAGAGTGGCGTTTTTGTTGAGTGAAAAACAAACCAAAATTCACATACAAGGTACTATACCGTCGGAGCTTAGGACGGGGGAGAGTATCGTGTTGATTTTAACAAAGACAAAGAAGTTAGCATGACGATGGAACGCATGTATTCAGCCCAAATGCATTATCAGCAATATTTAAAAAGGGGTAAAAATGGAAAAAGGACAAAAAGTTAAACTACGAAATGGAAATGATGCAGAAATCGTGTTTATTAGCGATTTCGGCAAATTACTCGTTGTTGAGTATATTGATGACGAGTTACCTGCTGTTCACTGGCACAATAGTAATGGTTCATTCTATGCTGATTGCGAGAGTGCGCTAGATATTGTTTGA